GTCTTTTCTAACCGCGAGGGGTTTTTGAGCTTAAAGGGATCAAATTCGGCGCAAAACACGGAGAAAGAGAACATGAACAGGAAGAAATGGGCGGAGCTGATCACGGCGAACTGCAAAAGCATCGGAACTTACAAAGTTGAGTTCGACCCTGTCATCGACACTCTGGCCGGAGTGCTGGAGAAGCGCGACAAGGTCGAGCAGGAGTTCCAAGATGCCGGAGCGGAGGCCGTGATCATACACACGAATCAGGGCGGCAACGCCAACATGACGAAGAACCCCATGCTCGTGGCCATCGGTGAGCTGAACACACAGGCCCTTGCCTACTGGCGCGACCTGGGGCTGACACCGGCAGGCCTGCGGAAGCTGAACGAGCAGGCCTTCCAGAAAAAGAAGAACTCCGCCATCGCTGAAGTCCTGAAGGAGCTGGGTGGCTAATGACATACAGGGAGACGGCGATCCGGTACGCGGAGGACTGCGTCTCCGGGAAGCTGACGGTGGGGCGCGAGGTCGTCATGGCGGCGCAGAGATTCCTGTCGGATCTGAAAAGGGACGATCTGGAACTGCACGCGAAAGAGCCGGACTTCGTGATCGGGATCATCGAGCGGCTGATGGTACACAAACAGGGTGAGGCCTTCGACGGCACTCCGCTGATGAACACGCCGCTTCTGTTGCAACCGTGGCAAGTATTCATCGTGTACAACCTCGTGGGCTGGTACTTCAAGGGAACGCCGGAACGGCGGTACAAGGAAGCCTTCATCATGATCCCACGGAAGAACGGGAAGACGATCCTCGTGGCTGCCCTGGCTTTCTCTCTGGCACTGCTGGAGCGGAGAAGCGGCGCGAAGATCTACATCGTCGCCGGAAGCGCGAAGCAGGCCTCGGAGGCGTTCAGTGACATAGTGTACTCGCTCCGGTATCGGGGCATGATCGAGGACTTCCGAGTCAGGGATAACAACGCCGAGCACTCCATACACTACGAGTTCACGGACGAGGACGGAACGCCGACCGGCTCGATTGACATCGAGGCACTGGCCAGCAACCCGGACGCACACGACTCGTTCAACTGCAACATCGCGATAGCGGACGAGATCCACTCTTTCAAGAAGGCGGCGCAGTACAACAGATTTAAGGAGGCCATGAAGGCCTACACGAACAAGCTCATGGTCGGTATAACGACCGCCGGAGACAATGCCAATAGTTTCTGCTTCCGCAGAATGGAATACGCGATCAAGGTCGTGGAAGGGACAGTCAGTGATGACAGTCTCTTTTCTTTTGTCTCCAGAGCTGACCAATCAGAGGACGGCACGGTGGAGTACACCGACCCCATCCAGCACCAGAAGGCAAACCCTTCGTATGGTGTGACCATACGACCGGAGGACATCATGAACGATGCCCTCCAAGCGCAGAACGATCCACAGCAGAGGAAGGACTTCCTCTCAAGGTCGCTGAACCTGTACACGGCGGCGACGAAGGCGTGGTTCGATCTGGACGAAGTCAGGGCGAGCGACAGCAGGTACAACTGGACGATAGACGAGCTGGCCAAGTTGCCAATCGACTGGTACGGCGGCGCGGATCTGTCGAGGATGTACGACCTCACAGCTGCCGCACTGTACGGAGAATACAACGGCGTGGACATCTGCATTACGCACGCCTTCTTCCCGATCACGCAGGCGGTGAACAAGGCGGACAAGGATCAGATCCCTCTGTTCGGCTGGGCGGACGACGGCTGGCTGACCATGTGCAACTCGCCGACGGTGAATATTGGGGATGTCGTGAACTGGTTTGTGGATATGAAGCGGAGAGGCTTCAGGATCAAACAGATCGGACACGACCGAAAGTTTGCCGGAGAGGAATACTTCCCGGCCATGAAGGTGGCAGGATTCAACATCATAGACCAGCCGCAGTATTTCTACCTTAAGAGTCAGGGATTCAGACACATAGAGAAGGCCATCAAGGACGGCAGATTCTACTACTGCCACTCGGAGGCCTTCGAGTATTGCATAAGTAACGTGCGAGCGGTGGAAAAGACGGACGACGCTGTCCAGTACGAGAAGATACAGCCGGAGCACAGGATAGACCTGTTTGACGCGGCGGTGTTCGCGTGCATAAGGCTGGCGGAAGCCAACGTGAAAAGAGCGAAGGCTAAAAAGTGGTTCGGGGAGGAATGAAAATGAAAGTAAGTGACCTGTTTCGGCGGCAGCCGAAGCAGAGAGGGCAGATAGCTCTCGGCCTGTGGGACGGTGACGACTTCTGCTGTCCGGGATACATCAGTCTGGACAAGTGCCCGGAGATCGTCGCCGGATGCTACGCCATCGCCAAATTGCTGGGGTCGATAACCATCTACCTCATGAGCAACACGGAGAAGGGCGACGTGCGGATCGTGAACGAATTGAGCCGGACGCTGGACATCGACCCGATGCCGAACATGACCCGGAAGACATGGATGGAAGCCATCGTGATGAACCTCCTGCTCTACGGAAACGGAAACAGCATCGTGTACCCGAAGACCCGGAGCGGTTATCTCCAGTACCTGGAGCCGATAGCACCGTCACGAGTTCAGCTGATGCCGGTGCCCGGAAGTTACAGGAACTATCAGGTGTGGATCGACGGCAAGGCCTACGACTCCGACAAAGTCCTGCACTTCACGCACAACCCGGACAAGACCTATCCGTGGAAGGGCAAGGGCGTAATTATCAGCATCAAGGACATCCTGAACAACCTGAAACAGGCGACCGCCACGGAGAAGGGATTCATGGAGTCCAAGTGGAAGCCGACGCTGATCGTGAAAGTGGACGCGATGATCGACGAGTTCAGCTCTCCGGCAGGACGGAAGAAGCTCCTCGACGAGTACGCCGCTTCGGCGACTGTGGGAGAACCCTGGCTCATTCCTGCGGAGCAGTTCGATGTGGAGCAGGTACGGCCCTTGACGCTGGCAGACCTCGCCATCAAGGACACGGTGGAGCTGGACAAGCGCACTGTGGCCGCTGTGCTGGGCGTACCGCCGTTTTTGCTCGGCGTAGGGGAATACAACAAGGACGCGTGGAACAACTTCGTACAGAACACCGTGAGGCCCATAGCGGTGGGCATCCAGCAGGAGATGACGAAGAAGCTCATCCTCTCCCCGAAGTGGTATGTCAAGTTCAACGTGCTGTCCCTCATGGACTGGGATCTCAACACGCTCTACACCGTCTTCGGCGGCTTGAGCGACAAGGGCATCGTGACCGGCAACGAGGTCAGAGACAGGATCGGAATGAGTCCTCTGGACGGTCTGGACGAGCTTCGGATTCTGGAGAACTACATACCCTCCGACATGATCGGACAGCAGAAGAAGCTGGTGCAGGAGTGAAACTTTCGCCTACTTGCCCACTGGGTAAATACCGAAGCGACATGAAGATCGTCTGCACAAAGGACAATATGCCGTGCGCCTTCCAGTTTTTCAAACAGTGCAAGGGCTGGTGGGCGAACACGGAAAGCGCGGCGAAATGCCTCAAAAGAGAAGAAGAACAAACCTAAAAACGAAAGGAGAAGAAACATGAAGACATTAGTGGCCATCCCATGCCACGACAAAGTGGACGCGGCGTTCATGAGGTCGGTGCTCGGCCTCCAGCTGGAGGGAGAAGTGGAGTTCAGCTTCGCCATCGGCTCGCTCATCTACGACGCGAGGAACCGGCTGGCGTTGCAGGCGTGCGAGCAAGGCTTCGACGCGGTGCTCTGGCTGGACAGCGACATGGTCTATCCGCCGGAGATGTTCAAGCAGATGTGGGCCAGACTGAACGAGGGAGCGGAGTACGTTTCCGCGCTGGCGTTCACACGGAAGACACCGTGCAAGCCTGTGATCTACGAGTACATCGGATTCCGGGGCACCATGCCGGTCTGCGAGAGTATGTTCGACTACCCGGAGGACAGCATCTTCGAGATCGCCGGGAGCGGCATGGGCTGTGTGATGATGACGACCAGCCTCATCGAGAGAGTGGGCCGGAAGTTCGGCCTCCCGTTCTCGCCGAGGATGGGCTTCGGTGAGGATCTCACCTTCTGCCTCAATGTTCAGGACATAGGCGTGCCGATGTTCTGCGATTCATCCATCAAGGTGGGACATCTGGGATATGTAGAGTTTAACGAAGAACAGTACAAAGTGGAAAGGAGTCTGCACAATGAGACAAGTAAGAAGCGTCCCGTCGACCTTTCAAACAAGGGAGGAGAACGGTGAGCTGACGATCCAAGGCTATTTTGCCGTTTTCAATTCACTGTATGAGATAGCACCTGGCATGACCGAATCGGTCGCGCCGGGAGCTTTTCAGAACACGCTGGCCGGAGACATCCGCGCCCTGATCAACCACGACACCACGCTGGTGCTCGGAAGAACAAAAGCCCACACTCTGGAACTGCGCGAAGATGAGCACGGTCTATGGGGGAAGGTCACCATCAATCCGAACGATGTGGACGCTATGAACCTGTACGAACGTGTGAAGCGCGGCGACGTGGACGGCTGCTCTTTCGGCTTCAACCCCACGGACGAGGAGACCGAGATCCGCGAAAATGGGGACGTGCACTGGACGATCAAGGCGGTGGAACTGTTCGAGGTTTCCGCGTGTACATTCCCGGCCTATGAGGCCACTAATATCTCTGCGCGGAGTGCGGAAGCTGAAGACCTGAAGAAGCGGAAGCACGAAGCATGGCAGATGAAGATGAAGGAGATGCTGAAGTAAATGGCACTGAAAGCACTGCTCCTGAAGAAGCGGCTGGACGATGGCCGGAAAAAGCTCGACGAACTGCGGAAGAAGGACGAGGAGTTCACCCTTCGCGAGACCGAGCTGAAGACCGCCATCGACGAGATGCCCATGGACGCGGACGAGGAGACTCGCTCCGCTCTGGAGGAAAGCATCACCGCCTTCGAACAGGAGAGAGAAGCACACGCGGCAGAGGTGGCCGACCTGACGCGAGAGATCGAAAACCTTGAGGCCGCACTCACCGAGGAGGAAGAAGACGCTCCCGGTGAACCCGAACCGGAGGCCGATACGACCGTCCCGGAGATTAAAGAAAGAAAGGCAGAGATGAAAATGAACATTCCCGAATCCCGCGCCCGTATGTTCGGCGCAACCGCGCAGGAGCGCACCGCTTTCTTCGAGAGGGACGACATCAAGGCGTACCTCGGCGAGATCCGCACCTGCATTTCCGAAAAGCGTGCCCTCACGAACGTGGGCCTCACCATTCCTTCTGTCCTGCTGGGCATCCTGAAGGAGAACGTGATCCAGTACAGCAAACTGTACAAGCACGTTAATGTCCGCGCCATCGGCGGCGAGGGCCGTATGGTGGTGCAGGGCACCGTGCCCGAGGCCGTCTGGACTGACTGCTGCGCGAACCTGAACGAGCTGTCCCTGTCCTTCAACGACGTTGAGGTCAACTGCTGGAAGGTCGGCGGCTTCTTCGCCATCTGCAACGCTTCCCTTGAGGACAGCGACATCGACCTGGCTGCCGAGCTGGTCGCCGCTCTGGGGCAGGCCATCGGCCGCGCTCTGGACAAGGCCATCCTGTACGGCACCGGCACCCGGATGCCTCTCGGCATCGTCACCAGACTGGCCCAGACTTCCGAGCCTGCCTCTTATCCCAGCACCGCCCGGACGTGGGTCGACCTCCACAGCACGAACATTCTGGCGGCTTCCTCCTCCGGAGCTGATATGCTCGCCAACCTCGTGACCAACCTCGGTGCGGCGAAGGGCAACTACAGCCGTGGTGAGCTGGTTCACGTCATGAACGAGAAGACCTACACCTACCTGATGGCGCAGGCCATGACGGTGAACGCACAGGGCCAGATCGTGACCGGGATCGACGGCAGGATGCCTGTCGCCGGTGGCGTGATCGAGGTCGTCAACGACGTGCCGGATTATCACATCATCTCCGGCTACTATGACCTGTATCTGCTGGCGGAGCGTGCCGGTGAGAAGTTCGCTTCCTCCGACCACTACCGCTTCCTCGCGGATCAGACCGTCTTCAAGGGCACCGCTCGATATGACGGCCAGCCTGCCATCGCTGAAGGCTTTGTGCTGTCCACGGTCAACGGCGTGACCGCCGCTTCCGCGACCACGGCCATCAGCTTCGCCTCTGACACCGCGAACAGCCACTAATCACAGACAGGGAGGCTTCTTCGGAGGCCTCCCACTTTTAAGGAGTTGAAGCAACGTGCCAGACATGAGCGACACCGAACTGCTGACGATGACAAAGGCAGATCTGGAGATCATAGCCGCGAACACCACGAAGGACACATACCTCACGCAGCTCATCTCGGCGGCGAAGAAGTTCATCGGGACGGAAGGGATCACTCTCGACCTGTCCGACATGGAGGACTGCACGCTCGTCGTTATGTACGCTGCCTATCTGTACCGGAAACGGGCGGAGGATTCCGTCAGTATGCCGAGGATGCTCCGCTGGGCCTTGAACAACCGTCTTTTCAAAGAGAAGGTGAACGAATGAAGGACGCAGGAGTAGTCACGGTGTGCCAGCTGACGAACACGGCGCAGGCTGGCGCGATGCCTGTGGAAGAACTCACAGCCGTGGCCACTGCGTACTTCGAGGAGCGCACGGTGGGCTATAACCGCTACTTCACCGCGCTGGGCGTGAATGAACGAGTTGACATGATGATCCGCGTGGTGAGGATGCCGGAGGCCCGTGCCGGGATGTACGCCGTCCTTTCGCAGAGCGAGAACGACGGACAGTACAGGATCGCGCAAGTCCAGAACCTTCTCGACGACGACGGCCTGAAGGTGACAGACCTGTCCCTGACGCGACTGGACACCTTCTACAACTTGGAGGAAACAGAAGATGACGAGCCTACAGAACAAACTCAAAACGATCCGTGATGCGCTCGTCGCAGGCCTGACGGAGTACAACGAGGGAGAATCGGAGGGCACTCTGATCTGCGATGTGTACCACTACTGGCGGCCTCACATGACCGCACCGTTCGTGGTATGGGCAGAGGACGGAGAGGCCAACAGCCTCGACGCTGACGACCGGAAGCAGGAGCAGGTGCTCACCGGGTATGTGGATTTCTACACACGGACGGAGTTCGACACCATAGCGGACAAGATCCAGACGGCCCTGTTCGGACTTCAGTCGATCCCGTTCGTCTGGCGGCTCGAAGCGGTGGATTACGAAGACGGCACCAACCTCATCCACTACCAGTGGACGTGGGAGGTGGCCTGAATGGCCAAGTTCACCGTCGGCAACGGTCTGGACGATTACCTGAAGGATCTCCAGAAGCTGGAGGTCAAGACTGGGAAGTACCTTGGTCAAGCACTCTACGAAGGCGCGAAGATCGTCGCCGACGAGATCCACAAGAACATCGCGAGTCTCCCGGTACAGAACACACCGGCAAAGAAGGGGCAGAGGAGAGATCCTTCACAGGTCGAGATCGACGGGATGCTCGACGGCCTCGGAATTGCCAAAAAGAGAGTGGCCAACGGAGTCAGCAACGTGAAGATCGGCATGGACGGATACAACAGCCATGTGACGGAGAAGTACCCGAAGGGCCACCCGAACGCGATGGTGGCTCGGTCGATAATGACCGGGACATCATTCATTAACCGCCATCCCTTCGTCGAGCGAGCCGTGAACGCCGTAGGCGGCAAGGCTGAAGACAAGATGAGGGAGATCATAGAGAACGGCATCAACGAAACGATGCGATGAGGGAGGCACGGCCTCCCATTTTGTTTGAAGGAGTGAAAGACATTGGCAAACGGTAGAGTATGCACCGGCTTCTCGCTGCCGAAGGTCGCCAAGTACACGGTCAGCTCCGGCACGGTTTCCTACACGAACGTGACGGCCCTGGCTCGCGGCGTGGACGTGACCTTGAGCATCGAGAGCGCGAGTGACAACAAGTTCTATGCCGACAACGTGCTGGCTGAAAGTGAAAATCAGGCTTTCTCCAGCGGCTCCCTGTCCC